CATTTTCCAGCTTCATTGTACGTCTTTTCACAATAGAATTCAAGTTATCTCTTGCGTCTGCGCCGAAAAACTTAAGAGTGTCGCTATCGTCTTTAGCGTAAGCCGCTGCCACTTTTGCTCGTTGCGTTTTTATGGAATTTGCCGCTTTGATTGTTGCGTCATCCGTAAAATAGACGCGCATCCGCTCCGGTTGCTCCGGCAGTCCAGCTTCCGCGCTGAACGCCTTGTATTTAGCGTTTAGCCGCCGTAGCCGTATGTTTACCGCTGTCTCGTCTTCATGCAATCCTGCGGCTTTGTAGGCGGCTTTCTCGCGCTTGAGCTTTCGAATCTCCCGTTCCACACGCCGCTGCATTTGCGTTGCTTCATACGCTGTGTATGATTTTCCGTCGTAGGAGCATCCCAGTCCATCGTCTATATGCTTGAGCTGGTCTTCAGTGTATGTCCGTTCAGAAACACCCTCCACCCACGGGAACCGCCTGTGTCGGCAGTTTGCACCTTCCAGACCATCAACAGCGCCAAGACCGCAAACCTTATAGATGCTCGGGTAAATATCCCCGTCGCGGACACTGTAAACCTTTCCCTGCCAGTTCTTATGGCTTGACCACGGAGACGGCCCCGGCTTGTCGCGCGCGCCGGAATGGGCAGAAACCTCAAAATACGGTGTCTCAAGATATTCCGCGGATTGCTCCGTGTACTTTGCGCAGATTTGGGAAACGCCTGTCATTACCGCCCGCCGCGCCGCCACATCGATATGATCTCGATGGCCGCTCTCGTAGTCAACGACCTTCAAGCCACTGTCTGCAAGCTGCTTTACCGCCGTCTTGATTGCCTGATTGTAGTTGATCGCGCCGCTCTGCACCTGCATTACTGCCTTATCCAGCGCCCATTGGTATGCTTTGGCAGGCGGTAGCATCGTGCGTCCAGCGTCCACCAGGAATCCCATAGAAGCGGTCAAGTTTCGAAATGTGTCAATCGTCTGCTTTTTGATTGCCGCAACTTCCGCATCGTCAACCAGTTTTCCCGGCTGTGTGATGTGCGCAAGGTTGATAAGCTCTGTGTAATACTTCTGGTTACGCTCTACCACATCATCAAGCAGCTTATCCAGCTTTGTTTTGCTGATGCCGGAAGTTTCAAGAACTGCTTTCTCAATCTCCTTAAGATCAATTCCGTGGGAACGCAGCGCACGGATTGCCTGCACTGTTACCTCGTTCAGCTCATCCGCAGCTTTCAGCCGGGAGCAAATTTCATCCAGCAGCACAAGCTCAAGCGCCCGAAACAGTTCTGCCAGGCCCTCCGGTAGTGCGTCAAGCAGAGCAGGGTCAAAAGGGTAAGGACGCATTGGCCGTCACCTCACTCGATATCTTCTTGCGGCTCTTTTGTCATGTCTTGCATCTTGGGAAGCGCCGCCTTTGCGGTGGCCTCGTCCTCGTTCATCCAGCGCATACGGAACTCCCAGTCGTTCATGATGCCAGCGTTAAGCAACTGCACATCGCGGTTAAAGTCCTGCCCCTTGTCTTCAATGATACTGTCATCAAAGTCAATGGAAATTTCAACTTCCTCATCCAGCCCGGCGTTCATAAACTTATTTCCCATGCGAAGCAGGGTGCGACACAGCCCTGTGATCGCTTGCTCGAGCAAAATCTCATGCTTTTTAATAGTCCGGAACAATGTGCTGTTTTCGCTGATGACTTGCGTAGCCGTTGCAATACTGCCTCGGTCAAATTTGTAATGGTTTTCACCGAATCCGCACTTGCTCGACAAGATGTTCAGCATATCTTGCATACCGGTGTTAAACTCCGCTGTGCGCAGCGTCATGTCGACCTGCTGGAGGATGCTGCCATCACTTCCTCTATCTTCCGGCATAACATAGTATATGGTCTCACGCTTGTCGAACATAGGGCGACCGTCAACGCTTTTGATGGCCTCCGGCTGCACCACAATGCGCTTCTTGCCAAGGACAAACTCGTTTACATAGCTGTCGTATGTAATATCAACGCCCTTTAACTGGTCGATGGCATACGCAAACACTGCAACGCCCATCGGGTTAAACTCATCGGAATTCGCAATGTTCAGGCGGTCGATAATAAACTGCGGCTTGTCGCTCCCTGTGTGAACGACAGGCGGGATCGTTTCAAAGCCCCGCACGCTGGCCAGCGGTACCTCATCTGTGCCGTACAGGTGGTTTTCAATGTCATACTCGCCGCCGTTCAGCCGATGAACCTGGATGTAAGTGTACTCCGTATCATTAACCCTTTTTGTTGACGCAAAAGCGCACTCTCGAATGACTCCGTTATCCCACGTCAGCGGATAGATGTTCCCTGCACTGACATAATTGATTCGAATTCGACCGGCGTCCACAATCTCCGATGTGTCCGGATTGATGCTCATACCCTCGACCGTGGGGACATAGGCAACAGTTCCTACCGCAGCTTTCCGCTCCTGCGCTTCGTTGGCCTTAACCCCCCAGTTGTTAGCTGCAAGGATCGCGTCTACAAAGTCCTGCTCTCGTTTTCCCTCAAGGGTGATGTTCACTCGCTCATTCATCAGCAGGTTTGCCCAGTCCTCGCAGACCTTCTTGCACATGTTGACAGAATATCTATGGCATTCCAGCTCTTCGATGCCGTTCCACACCGTATAGCTGTGGAAGTCCTTCACATCGCCGTCATACCAAGATCGCCATACACTGATCAACGAGTAAAACTTGCTGTCGACCGTATCAAAGCCCAATTCTACTAATGCTCTGCGGATATTCACTCTCTCACCATCCCATCATGTGACCGGCACGCTCCAGGTCTTTGTAATATGGCTCAATGCTGTACTCAAAGGCATCCAAACTATCGATATCGGATGTGCCGTCATCCAAGCGCTCATCTTCAAACTTATCAGGATCATAAATCGCGGTTTGTAGCGCATCGATCAGATGCGGGCAGCTCCGCGAAACCTTAAAGCGGCCCTGCTTCATCAGCAGTACCACCAACCGGATGCGATCAGTGATTTGCATTTTCAGCGCGTTCTTAACCTGCGTGCCGAGGTGCATCTTCTGCGCGGTATGATCTAACCCACGAATCAATACTGTTTCCGCGCTATCCGCTCTTGTTTGGCTGTATCCATACTTAGCCGTCACTATCTGGCAAAATGTGGCAAACCGCCGATTCAGGGCATCAGGGTCAATCTCCTCGTTTTTGATATATTCCTCTTCCAAAGCAACAACGCGAAAGTCCTTTGTAATACCGGTCGCCTGAAACTTTGTCGCAGACTTTGTGCCGCCAAAGTCAACGCCAATAGAAATAACGGTAAACATTGTTCCGTTTTCTTCTGCCCATTTTAGAGGCTCGTCAATTAGATACTTCTCCGTGTTATTGGCAAAATCCTTATATACCACACCTTCCGCCGCCACCCAAAGACCGCGAACATATCTGTCATAGAAGATGCCGGCGTACATATTCTCGTAGCGCTCAAGCGTTCTCGCACTCAAGCCAGGGTTATCTGTCATCTCGAAGTGAAGATATAGCGTATTCCGTTCGCGGTGTCGCTTAATCCACTCCTGATAGAACCAGTGATGCGGGCTGCCGGGGTTACAAGAGAACCACAGCTTTGCACCGTCCACAGAACATCGTGCAAGCGCCTGTTCCACAAACGAGCGCGGCATCAGCACCACCTCGTCCAGCAGCACACCCGCCAGCGTGCGGCCTTGAATCAGCGTATAGCTGGCCTCGTCCTTGCCGCCGAACACCTCAAAGTAATTCGTCACGGCGCCGCGCCGCACTTCCATCACCTTGTCGCCGCGCCGCCAGCGGATAATATAGCGCTCCTTTGCAAGGCTCATCGCCGTGAACGGAACGATGATGTTCTTGGTGCAGCTGTCCACCGTGCGGCCACACACACCGAAGCGCTGACCGCTGAAATTCTCCATCGCCCAGCGGACGAACGCCCACATCATGATGGAGGTCTTGCCGGAACGCACAGCGCCGTCGCAGATCAGCGCGTCATACTTGGAATAGGGGAAAGCAAGGATCTTCTGCTGCTTCGGGCTAATCATCGCTCTCCAACCCTTCTGCCATTTCACGCAAGCTCACGCTCAATGCGTCGTCCTTTGTGTTGTCCGTCGGCAAACCCAGCTCAACAATATCACGCTGCCCAAGGTACTGCTTCCCCAGCCAAATAGCCATGCTTGCGTTCTTTGCCGCAAGCTGCCACTGGCTCCGACGCAGTGAAATTTTCCCAGCTCCGCGCTTTTGCTTAAATACCTCGGAAAAACTGGCATGATAGGTGCGTTTACACCAGCTGTCCAATGTTTTATCGGTCACATCAAACCAACCGCAGATTTCTTCAAGCGTGCATTGCAGGCCGCAGAGGTTTTCGAACTGCTTCTGGTCTATTTCCTTTCTTGGCCTTGCCATACGCGCCCTCCTTTCTCTGCTGGCGTTTAATAAACTTCTCCATGTCTTGCTTCAAATACGGGCTGCTGGTTTTGGCAATAATCTCCCGTGCTTCTTCAATCGTCATTCAAAAGCACCGCTTTCTTCCCCGTAAACTTCTCCCAACGGTCAACAATGACATCGGCATACTTTGGGTCAAACTCCATGCAGAAAGCATGTCTGCCATTCTGCTCCGCTGACATAATCGTTGTGCCGGACCCGGCGAACAGGTCAAGCACATTCTCACCCGGCTTACTGGAACACTGCATTTGGTAATCAAACAGCTTAATCGGTTTCATGGTCGGATGCTCCGCAGATTTGACAGGCTTATCAAAATTCAACACGGTTGTCTGCCTGCGGTTCTTGAAGAAATAATGCTTCTTCCCTTCCGTCCAGCCGTACAGGCAAGGTTCGTGTGCTTCTTCTTCAATCTCGCTCTCGCCATACAGGCAAGGCTCATGTTTCCACTGGTAATCCTGTCTCCCCATCACAAGGGAGTTCTTCACCCAGATCAGGCACTGCCGGACACGCAGCATCGCATCTCTGCACGCGCCTCGGAAGTTATACCCCTCGCTGTCTGCGTGCCAAATGTAAAATGGAGCGCCGGGTTTCATAACCATCGCCGCATTGGAAAACGCGTCCGTCAGGAACCGTCTAAATGCCGTATCCTCCATATTGTCGTTCTTAATCTTCCCGGCGGTGCCCTGATAGTCCACATTGTACGGAGGGTCTGTGAGCAGCAAATCCATTTGTGCCCCCCCCCACGAGCTTCTGTACATCCGCCAAGGACGTACTATCCCCGCACATAAGGCGATTGTCCCCGAGTTGGTACACATCGCCAAGTTTGCTCTTCGGCTCTTCTGGTAAAACAGGATTGTAGTTGTCCTCTACAACTGACGTGTCGAGTTCATCACGCAGCCCCCAATCAAAGTCAAACGCCGACAAATCCAGCCCAGGCAGTTCATCAGCCAGCAGGTCAAAGTCCCAATCGCTCTCGTTGCTCTTGTTATCCACCAGACGCAGGGCGTTCACCTGCTCCGGTGTCAGATCGTCCACGCAGACGCAAGGCACTTCTTCCATGCCCAACTTCTTTGCCGCCATAGCGCGGCAGTGGCCGATGACAATAACACCCTCTCGGTCAATCACAATCGGCTGCACGAACCCGTACTGTTTAATGCTTTCGGCCACATTGTTGATTTGCCGTCTGTCGTGCTTCTTGGCATTTGCAACATACGGCATAATATCCGCCAGCCGCTTGTTTTTTACTTCCATGTGGCCTCCTTTGTCTGACGCAGCGGCCTCCCACCACTGGCCTTTGTCATTGGCACGTCCTTCCCCAGCTTTCGCCTCGCCTAATATGTTCCCGCCGTGAGCTATGTGCCCCGCAAGCATACATAGCATACGCCACGGCAAAATCCTTTTGTTTTACACAATCGGTCGGGTGCCACCACGCATCCATACTGTCCTACACAGCGGCTTTGTCCTAAGACAACCGATACCACACCACATCCACGCCTCGGTTTTTTTCAACATGGTGGTACCCAGACCAACCACGGAACTTTACAGCCCTGCGCCGGTACGTCGGTCGCATCCGTTTCTTCATTCATAGCCGGAGCCAGCCAAATAAATAAATTACTTCGTCCTGCCGCTTTCGTACAGCGCACAGGCAAGCCCCTTGTAGCGGTCTTACCCTTCCGTGGTGCCGCAATGCGGTAGCATACATCTGGTACGGCATTGCAGTCCTGCCCTGCTTTAGCGCTTCGGGGAAAGTCCCCGTCACTCGCTGTGGCCTCCCCTTACGGGGCACCTATGCCGCGTGTGGGGCATACGCCCCAAGAAAGCCCCTTGCGGGTGAAAACGATCCAACGTTTTCATCTGGCGCCGCATGAGAGGTGCGCCCTCCCGCCCCCCCGAAATGTGGGGCGGCATCTGCCTGCGGCATATTGCTCCATCCGGGCGGAGCCGAAGCCCCGCCCATCAGGAAAGAAGGGGAAAAAGAAAAAGAATGGAGATGCAGAGTTTGCCCCCGCATCTCCCATGATAAAGTGCGTTTTTTCAATTTTTCCACTTTTAAGTGGAATTTTCAAAATTTATTTTTCTGCAATATCTACCACGCAGGGATAGTCCGTCCTTCCCATCAGATAGTCCACCGACACGCCGAATTCATCCGCTATGCTCTTCAGCGCGTCCATCGTCGGCTTCGCCGTCCCCAGCTCATACCGGCGTATAGCATCGGAATTCAGCCCGCAGCGCTCCGACAGCACATACCGCTTCAGTCTCTTTTTCTCCCGCAGCTTTCTAAGCCGTTCCGGGAATTCGCTCATGTCAGCACCTCCTCCGGGAAAAACGTCTCCCGCACGCCCTTGCTTTCCGCTACGATGTAGCGCCCCTTTGGATGAACATACACCACCGTTGCCTTGCGCACGGGGTACTGTTTTTCGGCCTTTATGGAGCCGGGGAACGGGTCCGGCATCGTCAGAAACCGCGCCCGTATCACATCACCCTTCTGCATTGCCCCTCCACGGCGTATCTACGCACTCCGGTTTTTTGCACCGCATTTCGATTGCCCACAAAATGTTCCACGCCGCCGCCAACAGGTGATCTTCGTCCTCCTGCCCGGCCAGATACTTTGCCGCGTGGCGCATGCCGCTGTCCAGCAAACTGCTGGTGGGGATTCCACGGTCTACGTTATGTTCCCCATACTTCAGCGCCCCGGCCTCACAGTGCTTGCTTACCTCGATGATCGCCGCCCACGGAAGAAGATCCATGCGGCCTTTTCCGCCGTGCATATCCCGCTGCGCCCCGGTGCTGAAGGTGGTACGCTCCCCGCTGTCCTTAATCATGCTTTTTAAAATATCAGCCATTGCCCTTTCTCCTTTTCACCACCAACCCATTGCTTCGGCATTTTCAATTTTCAGCATTTTTTGTTCTCCTTTCAAATATCTTCCGCACCGACCTCCAGCTTTTCCATCGCCTTCCGGATCACACTGCCGCCGTAGGCATCCTTGGTCAGGGCCAGGAACTCTCGCAGGGTCATGGTGTCGCTGTCCACGTCTATTCCGTGGTCGCGGGCAAACTGACGGCGGCCCATGTCGCAACTCCCGGTAAGGCGGTGATGCCAGTCGTAAAAATACTGCGCAGGGTATGCCCTGCCGTCCTCCGTCGCTTTCAAAAATGCCGCGATGCGCTCCTCCACCGGCATATCTTCAAACAGCTTGTCCCGAAGAGCCTCCATCGCATTTGCCAGCGTTTCGCCGTGGGCAAAGATGTTATCCTGTTTGGCAACGTAGCAGTTCGTGGTGGTCAGGTCGCGGTTCAGGATCACGCCGTGCGCCACGTTCCCCCGCACGTGGCGGAGGATCGTGGGCACCCCGTCGATGGTATACACCGGGTCGCTGTTAAAGGATCTTATGCCGTCGCCGGAGCCGGAGCCGGAGCCGTCGCCGGAGCCGTCGCCGGAGCCGTAGCCGTAGCCGTCGCCGTAGCCGTAGCCGTCGCCGTAGCCGTAGCCGTCGCCGTAGCCGTAGCCGTAGCCGTCGCCGTAGCCGTCGCCGTAGCCGTAGCCGTAGCCGTCGCCGGAGCCGGAGCCGGAGCCGGAGCCGTCGCCGGAGCTTACAGACAAAAATGCTTTGACTTTCTCATCCAGCGCGCTCATCGCTTCCACTCCTTCACGCCGCTGATGGATGCCGTGGCCTTTGCGGTGCAGGGGATCACCTGGATCACCCCGGTCACTTCCATCAACGGTACCGTCACAGTAAACTTGCAGTCACCGGGGGTCTTGGTGCCGTCCATAGCCAGTTGCTCGATGGCGCAGGCACCGTTCCAGTACCACAGCTTGCGCACATTGGTCATGGTCGCTTCCGTGCCGCGTCGTTCCTTGATGCCACCGAAAAACACGCCTGCGCGGTCGCAGCGGACAATGTACATCTGCTCGTTCTTCTCGTTCTTCTCATTCATGGTATCTTTCCTCCGTATTTTTTATTTCACCGGCATGCCGGCGTTTTATTGATTTCGTTCGCCGTAAGAACAAAAGTCCTCCGGCTTTCGCTTCTGCCAAGCCGCTGAGTGTATGTTGCCGTCCGAGTAAATTTTCAGGCAGACACCCATGTCGTAGTGCTTGCAATCCTTGCAGCATACCACCGGAGCAACATCAGCGTTGGTGTAAACAGCACCGTGATAACGCTTCGTGTTTTCGATTGCTCTCGCACCGGCGTTCATGGCAAGCATGAGTTCTTCCGTGCGTTCGATGTATTCAGCCATTTTCAGCACCATCCCATTCTAACGGTTTGCCGCACATCGGGCATTTTTCAGCCTTCTTCTCTTCGACCACCAGCCCCAACTGCCGCTTGCAATGCGGACAGTACGGTATATGCCACCAGCCGAAACTTCCGCCAAGTTTCCATTTCTTGTCGCAGTAAAAAGGCTTTTTAGGTTCAGCCATTGTCAGCCCTCCCTCAGCTCATATTTCGCACTGTCAGCGCAGTATACAGGATACACGCGCCCAGCCATTGCAAACTGGTAGCCCAGTCCCCCTTGCTGGCGAAATTTACCACCAAACTGCCCAGCGCACCGGCTACCATCAGCAGCGGGAAAACAATTTTCAAAATTTCCATCACTCCACCTCCACATACGCCAATCTCAAAATATCGTCTACTAAACTGTCACAGCTGTCGCAGATGTAATCACCAGAATCATCGTAAAACTGATATGCTGTGCATGGTACAGCTTTAATCCCGGTGTATAACTCCAAACGTCTGATAAATTCGCCGTAATCGAATTCTTCAAGCGTTCTAAGCTCTTGAAACTGCTGTCTTGTGATGCTGCTCATCACTCCACCTCCTGACCCCAGAATTCTTTACGACAGTCAGCGCACAGCCGTTTTGTACAGTTACCGTATCTGTTCCGGCAATCAGTGGAAATGCGCTTTGGGCATAGCACCAAACACCCGCTGCTGTCAATTTCCCCCTCCGGATACTGCGCCAGAAACACGCTTTGCCGCGTTTTGCGCGGGTGCAGTGCAGACCATTCCTCGGTGTTCTTCACAATTTGTGCCGCATCCACGCCCCACACCTCACTCATGGTACCGCACATTCTGTTCCGCTCCTCAATAAACTTCACAGCGTCCATTTACTTCTCCTCCTCGCTAAGTTTCAGCCACGCCAAAAACTGTTCTCTGTACTTCCGATACTCGTAAATCAGGCTTTCCGCCTTACAGACAGACCGGAACTTGTTGCTGAAATCTGCCCACGCACAGCACGCCAGCCAACCGAAAAAACCAACGATGGCAAGGCACAAGAGTCCTGCGCCCAGCACACACACGATAATACCGATGTTGCGATATACAGCATCCATCACATATCCCTCCATCTGCACCCGTCACAGGCGCCCTCGTGTGCTTGTTTGTACTTCCCGCAGTATTGGCATAGCTCGTTGATAAGAGCTTTCCTGTCTGCTCCCAGCTTCATGTTGCTGTCAAACAGCGTTTCATTGATGGCGGCGTACTGCTCGGCGGTATTCTTTGCGCTCTGCAAGCCCTCCCGTACTTCCAGCAGCTCCGCGTTGCGTTGGATTCAGGTCGCCTTGCAGCTTTGCGATCTCCTCCGGCGTGTAGCCGGTGTCCTCGTATGCGGCAAGGCGGTCTTTGCACATATTCCGGCAATACATCGCCGTGCATTCTTCCATAGGTTTCCCGTGCTTTCTCATCCAACTTGCCTTACAGTCCTCGCATCGCATAACTGCCTGCCCATCATCCAACCGCTTTGTCAGTCGTTCCATTGTTCTCCTCCTTCTCCGCCACGGCCTTGGCAAACTGCGCGAGGCCCTGGCTCATGTCCGCGATCTGCGCGTCCCGCCGCAGTACAGTGTCCCGCAGTCCGGCGTTTGCTTTCATCAGTGCATCGATGTGCCGCTGCTGGTTCTCGATCAGGTCAGCGGCGGCATCCAACACTCGTTCTTGGCAACGCTGCTTATCATTGTGGATTGTGCAGCCATGACACTCTCCCTCGGCACAGCACCGCAGCGCGGTCACGATCTCGTCTCTTGTCATGTCATTCCTCCTCCGGAAAATGTTTCTTTGTCACGGCGATGGGGAACGGCTCGATCTCGCTTGCCCACCGCGCCGTACCTCTGCCGTGTATGCGTTCCCAGATCAGCGGGAAGCCCGCGATGCCATCAAACAAGCTCCCCAGCGTCGCGTCCTCCGGCAGATACCGCGCCATACGCCGCAGCATCCAGTCCCAGAAGAGCAGGGCGATGGAGTTGCCCAGCGCCTTGTACCGTGGGCTGTCCGCGTCCTTGTGCTTCTTTCCTTTTTCGTCCGTCCACTCGCCGATGTCCGTCCAGTGGTCAGGGAATCCTTGCAGCCGTTCGCATTCCATCGGTGTCAGGCGGCGCACCACCATGTTTGTGATGACAAGGTCTGTGCTGTCCTTAAAGTCCCGTTGCTTGCAACTGCTTGCAGCCTCGGCGGCGCGGTAGTCACCAAAGCCCTGCATTTGGTACGTCAGCGGGATCTGATTGCCGCCCGTTCCCATTCGCGCCTGCAAACTGGACGACTGCTCCCCGCACTCGCGGATGACGTCGCAGGCGTGTGTCATGTCCAGCGCCACCACCGCAGGCTTATTCCCGCCGCACTCTGCGTTCAGTGTGGGTGCGCGGTCATCTATCCGCAGTTCCGCGCCGCCCTGCTGTGTGGCCATGCAAAAAATTGCTGGGTTATTTACCCCTCCGCCAATGCCACCTTGCAATGTAGGAGCTTCGCCGCTTGTGCCAAAAATACGCTTACTTTGGCAATCCCACGGAGTTATACAGCTTTGGAAAATTGTCTGATCGTTTCCCGTACCCAGCGTTCCGCTTTTCTCCGTCTGCACTAACGCGCCTTTTCCTCCTCCGTCACATCCCCCCCTGATGCGGACTGCATAAGAAGCACCTGCTTCAGCAGCTTCGGCAAATCCTTCCCCCGCCTCTCCGCTCTCCGCAATATCCCCTGACACGCTTTCGCCGTCAAATTGTATTTCGGATGCGGTGTCTCCTCCAAAATCTGCGACAACCGAGATACGACGACGGCGTTGGGGTACTCCCCAGTATTGCGCGTCGTGAGTTCGCCACACCACGCTCCATCGTCCTCCCATTTCATCGTGGTACCCTCCCCAGGTAGGCCAACCCTTTTCAGGCACTTCAATACCGGGGGCTTCCGGTTCGACGATTTTGATGATCTCTTCGAGCACGGCTTCGAAGTCTTTTCCTTTGTTGCTGCTAAAGGCTCCGACCACGTTTTCCCACACGAGATACCGAGGTCTAACCATGTCACCTGTCCGTCCATTCCTTTTGTCCGCCTCCCTCATTTCTTTTACGATGCGTACCTGCTCCATAAACAGGCCGCTTCGCGCTCCCGCCAAACCGGCGCGTTTCCCGGCGATGGATAAATCCTGGCACGGGCTGCCGCCGGTGATGCACCACACCGGCTCGATCTCCGCACCGTTGATTTTCGTTATATCTCCGAGATGGATCATGGTGTTCCCCTCCGTTTTCCGTAGGAGCAAAAGTCATCAGGCTGCACCCGATGCCAACCGCGCCCCCAAATCGCGCAGAAAAGGCCGCGTCCTTCGTGGTCAGCCACTTCTTTACAGCGTTCACAATCGCTGCACCGCACCCCGGGCATTACATCCACGGTGGGGCAAGCGTCAATCACACCGCTTACTTCGTCAAGCGGGCAAAGTACGGCGAACTCGTTGTCATAAAGCATATCCACCAGTTTGTCCGCATCAATCAACCGCATTTCATCCTCCCTAATCTCCAAACACCACGCCGCACTCGTCCTTCAGCACGTCTTTGATGTGCTTGCGCTTGATGCGGCCCTCGTTGATTTCCTCCGCCAGCTTTTCCAGGCACTCGTACAGGTACGCGATGCTGTTGGTATCCCGGCTGTCAGGCGTCTCCTCTTGGACGTGCCAGCCACACTTGTCGATCAGCACCATCGCCACCATGTCCATGTTCTCCTGCGTACCTCTGCGCTTGCCGTTCATAAAAATCCGGTCGTCCCGGCTCAAATGCTGCTTGCCCATGTCAATACCTCACTCCGATGTAGTCCAGCACCCGCGCATAGCCAAGGCCGTCTTTCGTGGGCTTCCACAGCCCGTCCGTGTCGAATGCGCCGCCGCCGATGCAGAATTGGTAGTGCTTCGGGTGCGTTTCTTTCATGCGCTGAAATCGGTTGATCCCCTTTTCCAGATGCGAACCGAAACCGCAGAACATACAGCCCGTTCTTTGGCAGCCAGTGCAATGCAGCTGGCAGTCGATCAGCGTCGCGCCGTAGTCGTTCTCGCCGTCGCTGGCTACGATGTCGCCGTACACGCTGGCGTAAGAAAGATTGTTGTCTATGATGAACCGAAGCACGTCCTGCTCCGTCCAGAAACTCATGGGCTTAGATAAGGGACGCCTTCCCTCAAAAGCGTTGCAGCCGGTTTCGCGCCATTTTTGCATACGCAGAAGACTTTCCTCCGCCATTGTTGCCGTCGTGGGCTTGACATCCGCTCGGTGCTCATAGCTCTTTGCCGGGGACTTTTTCATAATTCCACAGCACTTGTCTGATATGAGAAATGGAGCCGAAAGCAAATACGCCCACTTTTCACAGTTGTACATACTCTTTTCCCCATCGGCGCGTAAGACTTCCCCACGCAATAGCTTCATACTTCGGCTATCTGGTGAACGCCGCGCGGTTTCTATCCGGTGCGCTACGTCTTTACCGATGATGCTGTACCCGTACTTCGTCACCACCTGCCGAATGTTCATCTTCGGACGTAGACGGTGGAGGTTGACGGTCACGCGGGGGAACTCCCTCCGCAGCCAGTCGGCGTACTCGTTCACGAACTTCTGTATCTCCGGATATTCCAGCCCCGTGTTCACAAACACCAGGTTCAGCTCCCACGGCGGCGTCCTGAAACTCGCCAAATACCGAGCCGCCAGATACGCCAGTACCGTGCTGTCCTTGCCGCCGGAGAAACTGACATAGCACTGTCCGCCCCATGCGGTGTACCACTCGTCCAGTTTCTCGTAGGTGGTCAGCTCCTTTGCCGTCAAATCAAGCGCCATCAGTTTTCGTGCCGCCTCTTTTGTCAGCAGCTGATTTGTCGGCATCATCACTCGCCCTCCTCCAGACGCACCACCTCATAGCAGCCGTAGCTGCCGCCGTGCCGGAACGCTTTGCATATCCCCACACGGACATTCTGGTATTTCCGTCCGGACAGACGCGCCAGCTCCGCCGTGGTCGTACCCCACCAGCGGGGCAGGCGGTACTTGTCACGGGTGACGATCATGTATACCGTGGCCATGCTCACACCTCCCGGATGGCAAATCCGTACCGATTGCGGAACAGCTTTGCTTTCATGGCATACTCCCGCGTCCGCATCCCCTTCACGTCCTCCACCACCGGCAGCCAGTACCGCTGACCGCAGCTGTCAGGAGCCGTTCTGCGCTCGTACACAAAGTCCGCGATGTAGTCGATACTTTTCACGCGGTCGCCATCAAACGTCGTGTACGCCTCTTGCAAGCAGTACCGCACCTGCAATTTCAGCCCCCGTATCTCCCCGGCCTTTTGCAGCAGCATCAGCGCATCGTAGCGCTCCGCCTCCTTCTTGCTGTCAAAGGTCAGCTTGCCGCGCCGCGTCTTCTGCGCCTTGTACTTGCTTGTCTTGCGCATCTTCTCCATGACCTGCTTCTGTGCCGCAGGCCCCAGCCGCATCAGATCCTCACTGTTCATTCAACAACCCTCTTTTCTCCAGCCCGCGCCTGCTCATGGTGTAGCGCTTGACCGTCGTCATTTTCTGCTCTTTTCCGCAGCGCTGGCACACGCCCTGCGCCCAGCCGCGGAACGCTGGCTCGACGATGTAATCCGCCGCCATCTCCTGCAAACAGGCCACGCACAGCCGCGCTCTTGCCACGCGCCAGATGCCTTTATCCATCCAGCGCCTCCTTGGCCTCCTGCCACGTCATCCCGTGTTCCCGTGCATAGAGGGAGATACGGCCCAGCTTGCGCTCCTTGTGGACGTAGTCCCGCATCCAAGCAAAACGCTCCATCGTGTCCTGTGCTTGTTCTTCCTGCGCCTGCTCCTCCTGCTGTGCAATGCCCATCGTGATATCCGCCACATCGGGGAAAAATTTATTGCGTCTGGCATAGGCGACGGCGGCGGCTCTTACGTCCGCGTAGCTGTAAGGCTCTAAGGCGATCTCCCACGCCAGCTTCATTTTTGTCGTGACCTGCTTGTTCGGCCAGAACTGCGAAAACAGGGTAAAAAGCTTTTCAACCTCGCATCTGTCCATTTCTTCCTCCTCCGGTAGTACATACTCCCGCCGCCGTAATATATAACATTCGTTCTCTTACTCTCCCTCTCTCTCTTTCTCCCCCTCTTTCTCCCCCTCTTTCTCCCCCTCTTTCTCCTTGCGCCTTTGTTTTGCGTTTGTTCCACTTTTGTTATCAGTTTGATTCTGATTTGTTCTGGCGGTTGGCGGCTTTATTTCTGCCGCTGTCCAGTGTGGGGCGAATCAAATTAAATGCGACACTGGCGGCGGGGGAGAGACTGCTGGACGGTTCTGTTTCGTTCAGCGCATAGTCGCAGATCGCCAGAAGGATCTCCGCCTGCTGCTTTTTGGGGAGAGGCTGTATCGCATCCCAGTAGGAGCTGTAAAACGTGAATTGTTTGCGCTTCACACCGCCTCACTCCTTCTTCATCGCCCCGATGACGTAAACGCCGCGCTCCTTGTCCAGCGCCACCTGCACGGTGTAGTCTGTCAGCGCCTGCGTCACCAGCTCCGCAGGGATCTCCAGATGGTAGCCCCACAGCGTGTCGCAGTCCTCACGCTTCTCGCCAAACTGTACGGCACAGGCGGCGTAGTGCGCATCCACTCCGCGCCTGAACGCCTCGTTCACGCTCTCCGCGTCCTCGATGTGCTGCCGCTGGCGCTGTACGATGTTCTCCAGGTGCCGATTCTGCCGCCGCAGACCCTTGATCTCATCCTGCATCTTTCCCATTCTTTTCTTCCTTTCTCTCGTACTCGTCCGTCAGGCGCCGTGCGATGGTGCAATGCTCCCATGCCCCGGCACAGAATTGATTCATAAAGCGGGATGCCGCGCCGCCCGTCTCGAAGCTGACGCAGCTACCGCCCTCGCAGCAGACCCGCCGTTTCTCGCTGCTGGTGAAGTAGGGGCAGGTGTACCGCTTGTGCCAGTAATCCATGCCGCTTACCCCTCCCATCAGAACGGCAGGTCGCCGTCGTCCTCGATCTCGGTAAAGCCGGAGGGACCGCCGCCCACAGGGGCGCTGTATCCGCCGGCGGGAGCGGTATAGGCCGGAGCCGCGTAGCTGCCGCCCGTGTCGCCCGCGCTGTCGCGCTTGGAGTCGCCGAAATAAACGTTGTCCGCGATGACTTCCCAGGAAATGCGGTTCTGACCGTTGCGGTCCTGCCACTTGCGGGACTGCAGGCTGCCGGACACCACGATCATACGACCCTTGGTGAAGTATTTGGACACGAACTCGCCGGTCTGACGCCACGCGACCACGTCGATGAAATCCGTCTCCTTCTCGCCGGACTGGGACTTGAAATCACGATCCACAGCCACAGAGAAAGAGCAGACCGCCGTGCCGCTCTGTGTGCGGCGCAGCTCGGGGTCACGGGTCAGGCGTCCCATAATGAAAATCTTGTTCAGCATTTAAATCTCCTCTCATAAATAGCTTTTTCCGAACTCGCGGCGGAAGTCCGCCTCCGTCCAGCCCTGCTCCTCCATTGCCTTGAGCTGCCCGTACCGCCTCAGGCGGTGCATCTGGTCGCCGTTCTTGTGTACCGCGCCGCGCCCGTTCCGGTGGCAGCGATTGCCGCACAGGTACACCACAAGGCCGTACTTCTCGCTCTTCTTCCGGTTCGCGCCGCCGAAAATGTGGTGGCGCTCCAGCGGGTCACTTGGGTCGTTCCGCCCGCACAAAAAGCATCGCTTGTCGTTCATACGCTCACTTCTCCCCACCGGCTCACAAGGGCATCCAGCTCTCGCGGCGTCATGGTCTCGATGCCGACATCCCGGCAGTCCTGCACGATGGCGTCTATCAACCGCGCCATCTGCTCCGTGTCGTATACGGAGCTGCCGTACCAGACGGTCACGTTCACGCAGCCATTGATTTTGCTGGGGCCGGTATCGGTCATCCAGCCGATACCGTTCCGCTCCCAACTCCGGCAGAACGCCTCCGCCGCCTTTTCCCGCAGGCACAGCACCTCGCTCACGCCGCCGATGCTCTGTATCTCCTGCCGGTATACCTTCTCTCTCGCAACGCCGTAGTGCGCCGCCAACTTGTCCAGCAGTACCCACGCATAGGCGTTCACATCGAGGCTCCGCCCTTTGCCCTTGATGGTGGCGGTGTACTCCTTGCCCGGCTTCAGCGCATCACAGACCTCCATCGCCGCATCCGGTGACTTCACCCGCAGGCAGAGCCACGCACCCTCGCTGTCCTGCGACCAACGCGCCGCGTCAACCGTTATCTGCCGCATGGTTGTTCTCCGCTCTCATGCAGCCCCAGCAGAGCCGCTTGCCGTACTTCTTTACCGCGTTCTCTACGATCTCGTTGGTGGGATACACACGATCCCCGCACTTTACCGGTTTGATGGGCAGTCCGCAGCACTCACACAGCACCGGGGTCTCTGCCTTGTTCTCCGGCTTGTCGTACTTGCTCCTATCCGCCTCCCAGTACACATCCGCGCCAAATCCAAGCGCCTTACATGCCACAGAGATAGCGTCCGTCAGCGCCATCTTGAAGCACTCGTCGGAGGTATAAGGCCCGTTCTTCTCCTTAGCGACAAACGCACTGCCGCCCGTGCCGGGGATCGCGTCAGACCACACGCCGTCGGCCTTTACAAACAGGTCAATGTCCAGAAATGCGGCTACTTCGCCGTTCGCGCCCTGCTCAAGCCGCTTGTCAGTGATGACGTATTTCCATCCAAAGCCGCAGGGGCCGAACTTCTCTGTCAGCGCCTTAATGCGCCACATGGGGTTTATGTCCGTTTTGCCCTTCAAGCGGCCCGCCTCGATGCGCCTTTTTGCGCTGTCCGGCACACTGCGGACTTCGTTATAGATCGTCAGATTATCCATCACTTCACCCCCATGTTCGACCGCTCGCACAGCTCCGCGCCGGCCACAGCCACGCCGGACCTGAGCAGCGGCGCAATGTCCGTCTTACTCACCGTCGGCTGGGAATAGGTGATCTTGCCGTCGTACCCGTTGTCCATGCACCACTGCACCACCGCGTCCATGTCGGTGATCTCCACCGCCGTGCTCTTGCGGTATGTCACGGCGCATTTGGCCGTCTGGAACGCCGCGCCGCCCAGCGCTTTCTCTGCGTAGTCCAGCAGCTTCTCCCGCTTGCGCTCCAGCTCCTTTCTCCGCTCGGCAAGCTCCTTCTCCTCCTCGCGGATGGCCTTTGCCTCCGCCGCCAGATTCTTTGTCCAGCAGAGCACACCCTCGATCTTGGCGTCCCGCGCCATTTGCAGTGCCTCGAACGCATCAAAATCCAGCACCTCGCCGGTTTCCTGGTTGATGAGGCTCTCCAGCTCTCGGTCGATGTGATACAAACTCATACTCATTTCTGTTCCTCCCATGCGTCCCTCGCTTCAATGCAGCAATCGCACCCCACGATGGCGCCGTCCTTGTTCTTGTAGTAGGTGTCCGTCTCCTCCCCGCACACGGGGCAGACGGGTAGATCGTAGTCCTTCGGCTCTAAAGGCCGCTCCGGTTCCCAATACTGCATCACGCTTCTCATACAGGTCGACCCGCCGCTTTCAGCACGTCCCGCATCGGCTTTCTCGCCTTGAGGATGGACATGGCCCGCGCCGTGTCCCGTCTGTACTGCCGGTACAGGTCTGCCAGCTCCTCCGTCTGGTAGTATCCATCCCCGTCGTTGCAGATCATCACGCCCTGCCGCTTGGCTTCGCTGACGGCCTTGCGCATCATACGGTCGGAGGTCTGCATCGCCGCCGCCAGCTCCTCACGGCTGATGGCGTTTCGCCGCCCGTGTGGGATCAGCGCCGCAACGCGCTCCGTTTCCGCCGTCCGCTGGGGAATGTCGGCCTTGTCCTCGTCGCCGTACAGGTATGCCCGGTTGGTACGCAGCGCCGCCTCCAGCGCTGTCATGACCTCCTCCGTGGGCAGACACACGCCGTTTTCAAACCGGCTCACCATGCAAGTGTCGATACGGGGGTCCACCAGCTTCAGCACGCCGCTGACCGCCTCCTGCGTCAGCCCCAGCTCCAGCCGCCGTTCCTTCAATCGGTTCATCGTCCTTCCCTCTTTCTTTTTATCACCATTTTGGCCCTCTCGCGCCTTGCGTTGTTCATGCTGTAAAAGTCGATCTCGCTGTACGCCGCGTAGCGCTTGGCCTTGTCAGCCTTGATGTCCTCCAGATACGCCGCGTACTCCTCGCACTGTCCGTGGCACTTCGGGTGTCTGCTCCGGCAGTCCTTGCAGGGCGTGCCCACTCTGTTCGTCAGACCTACCATTCCCACTGCACCATTGCTTTCACCACACCGGCCTGCGCCGCCTCCTCGTGGGTCATCAGCACGTCCACCGTGTAGCCGTACACTCCGGTGTCGGCTGCTATGTACTCCTTGCCTCCGATGGTCACGGTGCTGCCCAGGGGGATAATGTCCGGGTCAACTGCCACCGCCTCGCCGATGCAGACCCACCGTCCAGAGGCCGTCAGCACCTGCCCTGCCTCGTTGCGGTTGATGTCCGCATAGGGCGTGCAGCAGGCGCAATAGCCGGTGATGTCGCATACCAGCAGATTCTCCGGCGGCTTTGCGGCGGACAGCACCGCCGCCTGCACCGCAGTGGACAGAGGAGGGGGTGCGTCCTCCGGCTCCTGTGCCTCCGGCAGCGTCAGCGCCCAGAGGAGGATGCCGATGATCAGCAGGATCATCAAAGCGTTTAGGATTCAGAGCCGCCTGTTCCACCGCCGCTCCCAGCAGCGCTGGGAATACTCCCGCGCCCGCCTGTTCCGCTCTCTCATACCCGTTACCTCCATGTGTCCTAAATGTTCCAGGTGCAGCTCTTTGCCAGACGCTTAACTGCGTTTTCCCTGCAAATTGCCTTGATTGTGCATCGTACCGGCCGTCCTGTAGCGTTTTCTACGCCGGAAAATTCCATCCAGTGATAAGATTGCCCGCGAACGCCGGACGGCTTCATGCGCCCCTCCGGGAGTATCACATCAATCGTCTTTCGCTCTTTGTCGTAGCTTCCGAATACCGTTTCGCAATCGGAGAAAGACGTCTTGTACCTGCGGTACAACATCGTTTCGATTGTCGTTCCGTTCATCGCCCCAGCGCCTCCACGCCCTTGACGATGGCCCAGCTCAGCCACGCCGCGCCGATAAACGCCAGCGCCCATGCAAACGCGCTCATTTCGCACCTCCACACTTCTTCTCGTTCGGCACAAGGCCGACAAACTCAAGCCCTCTTCCACGGGCGTAAATCTCGCCCAAGATCTTCCCCAGCTTTACGGGGTCTGGGGGCGTTACCCAAATGATTTTGTACTCCGGCTTTTTACTCATTGCCTTTTCCTTTCTCCCGTGCTACAATAAGCACGGACACAATATCTTGTGGTGAAATTTGTCCCACCCGCCCCGCTCGATGCTGCAACATTGGGCGGGGCATTTTTTTACTGCCCGTCGCTGGATTCAAACAGCTCGTCCACCGTCACGCCGTACATCTTCGCCAACTTCTTGTGGTACTTCCGCAACGGTCGCCAGTCGCCAAGTTCCCAATGCGTTACGCAGGATAAGTCAACATTCAGTTTCTTTGCCACCTGTGCGCGGGTCAGTCCGGAGCGTTCTCGTAGCTCTCTCAATGTCAATTATTGTGTCCTCCCTTCATTGTGAGTTATCATTGACTGCGGCGGGGAGATTTGCTATACTGCCGTTAGCCCTCTTTGGGCAACTTCAAAGGAGGTGGTTTTCGTGACCAACCTTTTGATTTTGCCTGTTCCCTTCCTGCCGGGTCGCAACAGCGGTTGCCAAAGCGCGTAAAACTGGCTAAATGCAGCAACTGATACGGCGGAGCACTCAGTGAAGAGGTTAAAACTCACGGTGATATGCCAGTAATCATATCCCACCGTATCGGGTACTCCCGATGGCTTACCAGCGAGAAGGCCATGCGCAGAACCAAAACTGCGAAAGTGGTAAGGCTCCAGAAGAACTTGTAGCACCATTGCAAGCGGCGAAAGCCTGCACGGGGCAAAGGGTAAACAAATTTGGACATTGGCCGGTGGGAATGGTGCTCCCGCCGGTCTTATGTTTCCCCGCCGCAGTCAATGCCCGCCGAAACCTCATAAACATGAGAAATCACACTTGACACTGCCCCGTAAGCGTATTACAATGAAATCGCCAAAAGACATTGCAAAAGCCGCTTTTATGGGGGCTGGTTTTTGTGTACCCTTTTCCGGTGGGCTTAGGTATATGATACCTCACAGATGCGAGGTTTGCAATAGGTAAATTCAGTGTTTATTGAGTTTTGGCAAATCTAACAAATATAGGCAAGCGAATATGTCAATTATGCAAGAGCGTGTCCTTTCTCTTATCCCTCGCAAACCTGACGGGAAATATGTGCATGGCGCAAAGGCTGATTTTGCAAGGGAACTTGGGTTTAAGAGCGGGGCGATAGTAAGCGATTGGGAATCAGGGAAAAGCGATTCATATAAAAATTATCTTTACCAAATCTCGGCGCTGCATGGCGTATCCGTTGAATACCTCCGTGGCGAAACGGACGACCCGGGCATAAAAGAAGCCCCCGCCACAGAGGGCGAGGGCTATACAGATTTGCAGAAGGCCGCTATTCAGTTTGTGTTGTCATTACCGCCGGAAAAGCTGGAGCGGTTTATAAAAATGGGTCGCGCTGCTTTTGAGGAAGACCAATGAAAGAAATCATTATTGCACGCAGTTAAATGCCGTGATCGAGTGCAAGCGGAAAGCCAACGGTTAAAATGCGGCCTTTCCGGCTTCGCCCTCTTTCTAAAACACCTCAAGTTCCCCGGTAAACAGGTTTCGCGCCATTCGGTAAAGCTCGGTCATTGCGGTCTCGCGATCCATGCCGTCGCATTCCAGGCCGATTTCATACTCGACGCCTTTTTCTTTACTGATCGCCCTAATTTTCATTTTAGAGCATCCATGATTTTTTGAAGTTGTTCGTCGGATAACTTTTGTATCAGGTCAAAGGCTTCTGCCAGCATTTTTTGATACTCTATTGTATCACTTTTCACGTCTTCGCGCAACATTTTGTGTCACTCCAAATGATTATAGTAACGGGGCTATATGTCGATTATTGCACTTTGTGCAGTCGAAAATATAAGAAAATGGAGAGTTGAGATGAAAAAGTTTTTGCTTATCGCGATGTCTTTGGTTCTCGCGCTCGGCATGTTAACCGCCTGCGGGGGAACAAATCAGACCAAGCCAGAAAACGAGCCGGTAACTCCGCCCGATCTCGTTGGAGAGTGGAAGCAGACAAACAGCGATGCAGAGGACGCATGGCAGGCCGCTACCATTTCCGGAGATGCCATTGAGGTGTATTGGGTATCTGATAATGGAGACACCAAAGCCCTCTATTGGGCTGGCACTTTTGATGCCCCTCCCACGGCGGATGAGCCGTACACCTGGGAATCGGAAAATGATAAAGACCAGACCGATATGGCAATTCTCGCCAGCGGCGATGACACCAAGACGTTTACCTATCAGGACGGCGTAATTAGCTACGAAGTGTCTGCTATGGGAGCTACGCAGACCGTAAAACTTGAGAAGCAATAAGTAACTAAAGGCACTGCCGCTCTCCGCAACAAACGGCAGTGCCTTTTTGCAGGCAGCGAGGAGCGGTCGCCGCTGCATAATTTGACCATACTCCGCGTTGCTTGACTACTTCAACGCCAAAACCTTGCAATAAAACAGCGTGTGGTGAGGTTCGGTAAGCCCTCATCTTGCGACTTCGCGGTGCCAAAATCGGAGAAATTAAGGTGATGCAAATGAACATTCAAGAGGTGTGTAGAATCCGCAAAGAAGAATTGAAACTGACCTATCAGGACATTTCCGACACTTCCGGCGTACCGTTGTCCACCGTGCAGAATTTCTTTTCCAAGTTTTCAAAGTCGCCGTCCATTTACACTGTCGCGCCGATCTGCAAGGCAATGGGCATATCCCTTGACGAGACGTTCGGAATTTCCGAACACCTGACGCCGACCGAGGAAACTTTGCAGGCGCGGAATGATGAGCTGGAACGCCATGTTGACGCAAAAGCAGACATGATCGAGATCATGCGGCGTGGAGTGCGTATCCGCAACGGCGTGATTGCTATAATGTTTTTTATAATTGTTCTTCTCGCTGCATGGTGCGTGTACATTGATTTTCATTGTATAGATTACGGATTTTGGAGGGGGATTTGATGATAGCGGCATTGATGAGAGTGGCTTTGATAAGAGTGGCTTTGTATATCCGCGTCTCAAGCGAAGAACAGGCGCGGCATGGCCTGTCCCTGCAAGAGCAGCGGGACGCGCTGATAAGATATGCAAAAGCAAATAAAATGACCGTGGTGGGCATATATGAGGACGCGGGAATATCCGCGAGAAAGCCGTATAAAAAGCGTCCGGCGCTCCTGCGACTGCTGGGCGATTGCAAAGACGGTAAGATAGACATGATTCTGTTTGTCAAACTTGACCGCTGGTTTCGCAATGTCGCGGGGTATTACGATGTACAAACACAGCTCGACCAGTACGGCGTAACATGGCAAGCGACGGAAGAAGATTACGAAACACGGACTGCTTCAGGGCGTTTAAAGGTCAATATTATGTTGTCAGTCGCGCAAGACGAGGCCGACCGCACAAGCGAACGAATCAAATTTATCAACGATGGAAAACGGGCAAAAGGACAACCGGCCGGCTCAAAAGCGCCTTTAGGGTATGTCATCACGGACAGGCAATACCAGATTGATAACGGCACGGTAGATGCAGCGCGAGATATGTTCGCCGCGTTCATCCGGCTAAAAAGCGTCCTTGCCGTAAAGCGATATATGCTTGACACATGGGGCATTGACCGGGCTTATAGCAAGTATGTAAACTATTTCCGCAACCGTCTTTACATCGGCGAGGTTTACGGCATCGAAAATGCTTGTCCGGCGTTGGTTAGTAAGCAAGACTTTGACATTGTAAATGATATTATTCGCCAGCGGTCACAACGCTGTGCGGGAGTTGACACAGACCGCGTGTATCTGTTTTCCGGGATACTGCATTGTAAAGAATGCGGGAAAACGATGCAATCGGAAACCGTAAAGAAGACATATACATATTACCGATGCCGGACTCGGATGCTTGATAACACCTCTTGCCCTCACACAAAAAGGATACGAGAGGATGTGTTGGAAGACTACCTACTACACGAGCTTGCTGGAATCGCAGAGCGGAACAATAGGTACTACAAAAAGGCCGAAAAAAAACCCACGCAAAGCGCGGACTCGATACGAAAGAAAATGAGCAAACTAAAAACGCTATACCTAAACGATTTGATTGAGCTTGACGATTATAAAGCGGAATACTCGATCTTGAAAAGATCCCTCGAAACCGTGGAGGAAAAGCCGAAGACAGACCTCGACGCCTTGAGAAACGGGCTGGGCGAATATGGCACATACTCTCGGGAAGAAAAAAAGGAATTCTGGACGCGCTTCATCAAGCGGATTGATGCAGACAACGATGGCGCGTTTTTCGTAACGCCGCGTTAGGCATATTTTACCTTGGCGGACACAAAGGGTAAGTATACCTAAAAAATCCCCCGCCGTAAATGACGGGGGATTTTTTACCTATCGAGTTTACGCATGACGCTGTTGTAGACGCGCTCGTTAACAACTTTCAAACTGTCCATCAGTTC